ACCTGATGCGAAAGCGTGCGACAACGGCAAGGCTTTAACGTATCAGTTTCAAAATTTGATGGGCTGCAAGTTCAGCGTTAAAACGGACTATACAGCCAATACACTAACTATCACACGTAACGCTATATGATTATCACCAAACCCGAAGTAGAGCCAGACGGTTTGTATAACCAAGGGCAAGCAGCCAAAGCGTTGCACGTAGATCGGCACACCGTCGCCCGGTACGCTAACGATGGGCTTATTAAGTTCAGAGTTAGAAAAGCAGGAAAAGGCTTAATCACTACGGGGGCGGAAATAATCAAGTGTTGGAAATCAATGTATCTTTAAAAATTTAGCCGTATGAAAAAAGTAATGAAGAATTGGCGTTATTGGCTGATGGTAGTTATTGGCTTTATCGCTTTTTTTAATCTGATTGGGATGCCACACGATGGAAACCCCAACTATTGGGAGTTAGTGATCTATTCCAAGTTTACCGCCGTAGCACTCGCATATTTCGACATACGTTTGTATGTGTGGTTTGCGAAGCACAGAAAGATAGATGAACTATTGGAGTACATCAACGAAGATAAATAACATCATTAAATATATACAAAGATGAAAACAGATTTTAGTATTAACGTACAGGTCAATTTTGGTGTAACACCCGAAATCGTGGCTTTGGTAAATGCCATTTTGTGCCACCGACCAACAGTTGTGCCAACCGCCGAGGAAGCACTCGACGGAAACAGCCAAGTAGATAACAAGCCAGAGGACACCACCCCGGCACAGCCTCAACAGCCTACTAACAAGCGAGGCAGAAAGAAGAAAGAGGAAGCAGTCGCCGACAAGCCGGAGCCTACCAAGGAGCCAGCCGGAGACGAACAGCAGGAGGCAGCAGCCAACGAAGCCGATGCCAACGGTGAGCAGGTAGCCGAGCAGCAAGAAGCCAAAGCCGAGGAAGCAGCCCCACAAGATGAGGGCCAGGCCGAAGCCCAGGCAGAGCAGAAGCCATTAACCGCCGAGGACGTTAGGGCAGCTATGCACGCCACACGTCAGCGTATCGAGGGGGAAGACTACAAGGAGAACACCAACGGCGATTTGTATAAGAAGTACCATAAGCCGCTAACGGCACAGTTCAAGAACATAGCCGCTTTGTTGGGTGCTGAAAAACCGAGTGCTTTGCCACCTGATAAGATTGCAAATTTCATTGAGCAGTGCAACGGTTTGCAGGTAATGGAAGATGGCACGATCGGCTCAAATTGCCCATTTTAGTAACAACATTTAATCATATACAATTATGGCAGGTAAACACGCTTTATTATCACCAAGTGCGGCACATCGTTGGATGAATTGCACAGCCGCCCCACTTCTGGAAAGAGACGTGGAGGATAAGAGCAGCACATTTGCGGAGGAGGGAACGTTAGCCCACGCCTATTGCGCCAAGAAACTGAAAGAGTTTTTGGGTTTGTCTGTGGATGAGGAAAAAGCCGAGATAGCGCAGTTAGACGAGCAGTACCACAGTGGCGAAATGGACGAGTACACCGATACGTACAAGACTATCGTACTGGAAAAGTTCAACGCCGCCCGAGCTAAGACCAGGGACGCACAATTATTGGTTGAGGTCAAGTTAGATTTTAGTCACTATGTGCCTGATGCTTTCGGCACGTCGGATGCTATCATTATCGCCGATGGTGTGATGGAGGTTATCGACTTTAAGTATGGCAAGGGTGTAAAGGTGTCAGCCGTGGAAAATCCACAAATGACGATTTACGCTTTGGGCGCATGGGACTTATTTAATTTTGAGTACGACATACGTAAGGTACGCATGACTATCGTACAACCACGTATTGATAATCTTTCGGAGTTCGAGTTAGATGCCGCCGACCTCATTAATTGGGCAGTCGATGAGCTGCAACCAAAAGCCAACGAAGCCTATGCCGGAGGTAAGCAAAAGCCGGGCAATTGGTGTCAGTTCTGCAAGGTTAAAGCAAACTGCAAAGCCCTATCGTCTATGTGTATCGAGGCACAGCAAGCCAACCCAGACCCACGTAAGATTAGCAAGGAAGTAATGGAAAGCACTATACTACCTTTGCTTTCGACGTTCAAAACGTGGCTAACTGGAGTTGAGGAGTACAGTTTGGAACAGGCATTAAGTGGCGTACAGTATCAAGGTTTCAAAATCGTTGAGGGGCGCAGTATCAGAAAGATAACAAACCCAACCGCCGTGATGGAACTTTTAGGCAAAGAGGGCTTTGCAAAAGAAGCCTACATTAAGCCTACCGAGCTACGAAGTATTACCGATTTGGAGAAGCTCATTGGTAAGAAACGCTTTGGTGCAATTTGCGCCGAGTACATCAACAAGCCACAAGGCAAACCAACGTTAGTGCCCGAATCAGATAAACGCCCGGCGTTTAATCAGGCCGCAGACGATTTTAAAGACATTTAAGTTTAACATTTTAAATTCATACAATTATGATAGACCCTAAAGTAGTTAATGACACTAAGGTAATTTTTGGCCCATGCCGCCTTAGTTACACCCACGTATTTGAGAAGTACACCCCAGAAGATGGCGGAGAAGGCAAGTATATGACTAACGTTTTGATTCCGAAGTCTGAAAAGAAGACTATCGAGGCCATCAAAAAGGCGATTGAGGCAGCTAAGAAAGCCGCTATCGTAGCAAAGTGGGGAGGCAAAGAGCCTAAAAAACTTGATATGGCTTTGCGTGACGGTGACGAAAAGGACGATGAGGTTTACGAAGACCACTACTATGTGAACGCCAAGAGCAACACACGCCCAGGCGTAGTTGATCGAAAGAAAGTGCCTATTGTGGACGAAGAAGAAGTTTACAGCGGCGTTTGGGCGATTGTGTCGGTAACTTTCTACGGCTACGACGTGAGCGGCAACAAGGGCGTAGCGTGCGGCCTCAACAACATTATGAAGTTCAAGGACGACGACCATTTTGGCGGCAGAGTATCAGCCGAAAGCGACTTTGGCGATTTGGACGGCATCGACGACGAGGACGACGACGATTTGTAAAGTGCTTTTTTCTCTACGATAAAATGTTAATGTAGTAGCCCCCGGCGGTGGAAAGAGGAAGCCGCCGAGGTAATCAAACAACAAAGCGTATGAAAGAATTAGGCATAGACATCGAAACATATAGTAGCAACGACCTAACCGAGTGTGGCGTTTACAAGTACGTGGAAGCCGAAGACTTTACCATATTGCTTTTTGGGTATAGCGTGGACGGTGGTCCGGCGAAATGTGTGGACTTTGCAAGCGGCGAAACTTTGCCGCCGGACATCAAAGCAGCATTAACCGACCCCGAGGTAATAAAGACCGCTTTCAATGCAGCTTTTGAGCGTATTTGTATCGGCGTGTATTTAGGCATCAAAGGGCGATTAGACCCGAGACAATGGCGATGTACGATGGTAAGAGCCGCCAGAATGGGTTTGCCGCTTTCGTTGGCTCAATGTGGTGAGGTGCTTAAACTGGAAGACAGAAAGATGACAGAGGGTAAAGCCCTGATAAGATACTTTAGTGTTCCGAACAAGCAAACCAAACAGGGCATAACAAAGATGATCCGGCACAAGCCGAGCGATGCGCCCGACAAATGGGCAACGTTCAAAGCCTACAATATCCGAGACGTGGACGTAGAGCAAGCCATCTTAAAAAAGGTCAGGAGATTGGAAGCACCAGAGTTTGACGAAGATTTGTACACAGCCGATCAGCACATTAACGACCGTGGCGTGATGATAGACCAAGTATTGGTAAACAATGCCGCCCGATTTGATGAGCTATACAAAGATGAGCTATTTGCAGAAGCCCGAAAACTTACAGGCATGAGTAACCCCAATAGCCCCGGACAGATTAAACAATACATATCCGAGAACACCGGGTTTACTATTGATAGCCTCAACAAAAAGAATTTGGACGACTACGAGGTACAGTTTAAGTATTGGCCCAAGGTGCAGAAAGTTTTGGCTTTGCGTAGAGAAATGGGTAAGACTTCTAATAAGAAGTACACAACTATGCAAAAATGTGTCTGCAAGGATAGCCGAGTACATGGTTTGTTGCAGTTTTGCGGTGCAGCACGTACAGGCAGATGGGCAGGGCGTTTGGTGCAGTTGCAAAACCTACCACAAAACCATCTGGAAAGTCTGGATGATGCACGCTATTTGGTAAAGCAGGGTGATTTGGAAGAGTTTGAAATGAACTACGGAAACGTTACCCAAGTACTTAGCGAGTTGATACGTACCGCTTTCATAGCCAAGCCCGGTTGCACGTTCCACGTATGCGACTTTTCAGCGATCGAGGCACGTGTGATAGCATGGATAGCCGGGGAAACATGGGTATTGGACGCTTTCAGAGCCGGGCACGACATCTATTGTGAGACTGCAAGCAAAATGTTTGGTGTGCCAGTGCAAAAGCACGGCCCCAACGGAGATTTAAGACCAAAAGGCAAAGTAGCCGTTTTGGGTTTGGGCTACAATGGCGGTGTATCGGCATTGGAAGCGATGGGCGGTAAGAAGTTGGGATTAACAGAATCCGAGGAAAAAGACATCGTAAACAAGTGGCGAGACAGTAACCCACATATCGTTAAGTTATGGCGTACCGTTGAAAAGGCAGCTATCACAGCCATTAAGACAGGGCGAAGCATAACAATACAACAAGGTATCGTAATCGGTTATCGTTGGGGTATGTTACTAATTACCCTACCAAGTGGCAGGACTATTTGTTACCCACGCACGGAGGTTGGAATCGAGACAAACGACGGTTGGCGAGGCGACCACGAAATTATCGAGTATGAGGGTTTGAACCAAAAAACGAAGAAGTGGGGAAAATTGAGAACCTACGGCGGTAAGCTAACCGAGAACATCGTACAGGCTACGGCACGTGACATATTAGGTTGTGTGATACTTAGAGCCGAGCAGCGAGGGTTAAACGTAGTTTTCCATATACACGATGAGATCATCGTTGAGGCTACGAAAGGCCAGACGTTACCGATGGTTGAGGCTTTGTTTAGCGAGCCTATACCGTGGTGCAAAGATTTGCCGCTCAAAGGTGCAGGGTACACCACCCCATATTATCTAAAAGATTAAACAATAAAGCAATATGGCAAAAAGCAAAACAATAGACATCAAAGTAGAATGGCATAAGGCGACCGAGGCCCCTAAAAAGAATGTGCCAATATATTTACTTTTCAAGGTTGGCAAACGAAAATATCCGCTTTGCAGATTAATGACGTTTCACCATAGTAACGTCGTTCCGGCTGAATGTGATTTCGGCAAAGCCGAAACCCAGGAGCCACAGTTACCTATCATGTGGGCGTATGCAAGCCAAATCGAGCAGCTTATTACTGATGAGATAGTGGCAGATGCGAAATTTGCAGCGTGGGCGTGGTACAAAGAAGATTAGTTAAACAATTAAAGCATATACAAAAATGGAGATACAGAAATATAATTGTTTATCGGATAAAGAACAATTCCGTTTTGATTTATTGCAATGGTGTGGAAGTACCAAAGATGCAATAGAGGCAGAAGAATTTATCACCGGCAAATTCCGTTTAACAAAAGAACAAGCCGATATGTTACGTTTCAGAAACGCCGAGGAAATGAAAGCGTTTAGAGAGTGGGAAAAAACCAAACAGGCGCAGTTACCAAAATCTGGCAATATGGAAGACGGCATCTATTTGGTACACGCCGACGGCAAAGCAACTTTGTTTGAACTGGAGTACACCAAAGAGGACAACATGGATAGCGAGGTAGTAGCTATCGGTTTGAAGATGGGTAGCTTTGGCATTAAAATAGCTTTGCACGATGAAGCTAACGGCGATGGCATTACACTAACAACAAAGGCAAATGGTAACGAGGAGAACGACCAAGCCTACTATACAGACAACTACGACGATGCAGTAGCAGATATGGACGGAGCAAGAAACACCAACCATTTGCGTAATATCCTGAATCCACAGATAAAGTTAGCCGATGATTGGTACATACCATCTTTAGGCGAGTTGTACCGTATCTTTATCAACAAAAAGGCTATCAATGCAGCTTTGGAGTTTGCCAAGGGCGATGAACTGCAAGACCGTTGGTATTGGACTTCTACCGAGGGCAGTGCTACCTACGCATGGGGTCTGTACCTCAGCGTCGGTAGTACGAGCGGTTGGAGCGCTAAGGCCAGCGGCACGTACAGAGTTAGGGCAGTGTCAGCATTTATTTTTTAGCCCTTAATATTTTAGTTTTTAATCTTTAGCACGGCGAAAGCCGTGCCATTATTCACCAATACCGCCAATTATGAAAAAGATGTACTGCAAAACGTGCCTATCATACGATCCTGATGAAGGCAAACCCGGTTATGGAGTTTGTAAGCTATCGGAGTGTGAAGTTTGCGAGCAGTGCCCCGGTTGCATAGATTGGCGGTATTTTAAGATTTGGTACTTATAATATGGTTATTCTTTCTTTATTCGACGGCATGAGTTGCGGACAAATTGCATTAAGGGAATTGGGCGTAACGATTGATAAATACTATGCAAGCGAAATAGATAAGTTTGCAATCCAAAACACGATGGCGAATTTTCCCGACACCGTGCAGTTAGGCGATGTTAGACAAGTGGACGCTAAGAGTTTGGGCAAAATTGATTTGCTAATAGGTGGCAGTCCATGCCAGTGTTTTAGTTTTGCCGGAAAACGTGCAGGAATGAGTACCAAAAGCAAAGAACAAATCGAGACCTTAACAAGGTATCTGGAATTAAAACAACAGGGCTTTGAGTTTGAGGGACAAAGTTACTTATTTTGGGAGTACGTCAGAATACTTAATGAGCTACGAGAGGCAAACCCGAACATCTTATTTATGCTTGAAAATGTTGAAATGGGCAAGCGATTGGAGGCGGTTATTAATGAGGCTTTGGGTATCGTAGGCGTTCATATAAATAGTGCTTTGGTATCAGCACAAGTTAGAAAACGTATCTATTGGACTAACATCAAATTGGCGCAGTGTGATTTATTCGGTTTGCCTCATAGCGCAATACCACAGCCGACAGACCGACGCATATTTATAAAAGACATCTTACAGGATGAAGTCGATAAAAAATATTTCCTTAGTCCTGAATATGTAGAAAAGTTATTAGCATACAACAAACGTCAGGAGGAACACGGCAACGGCTTTAAGGCTATTTTCCATAAGGAAACAGACAAAATGTGTACATTGACAGTGGGGGGGCGTAGTGTGAAAGACTTAATTTGTGTAGCCCAAAGGGGCAGATCATACCGAGGCGAGCCACAACACTTTGAGGAAAGCCCGAACCCCGGTAAGACCAACTGTTTAACGACAGTGGCAAAAGATAATTTGATAATGCAACGACCACGTGGCAAAAACAAAGGTGCTATCAATACCGAAAAGTCGCCTACGTTATCCGCTAATTCGTGGCAACAAAATAATTTATTAGTGAGCAAGCCAAAAGACGGAATCAAGCAGATAAACCCGAGCCGTGAAAGTGGAGGCACACAGCCATACCAACAAAACCGAGTTTATGCAGCTGATGGCAAAAGCCCGGCTTTGATGAACGGACACGGAGGGCAGACGATTAACGCCTTAGTGGGGGGGCTGCAAGTCAGACGATTAACGCCGACAGAGTGCGCCCGACTGCAAACTATACCAGAGTGGTATAAATGGGAAGTATCAGAAACACAACAATACCGTATGTTGGGCAATGGTTGGACGGTAGAGGTTATAAAGCATATACTTTCGTTTTTACCCGATCATCTTAAAAAGTAAAACAATATGGCAAAAGATTTCAAATACATAAGGTTTATGGTATTTAAGGCAAGCAACATTAAATACCTATTCGAGCAGTTGGACGATGAGCCACGACCATTTGAGTTAGTGGTACACCCACCAATAGGCAAAACAGGTATGCGCCCGGTTACTATCAAGGCAAGCACCGAGGAAGATGCTAAGTACTTTAAAGGTATCTTAGATAAGTTATCGTATGAATCTTTAGAAAGATTGACACATGGTACAGATAAAGTTAAACAATGATTTCCCAATCGACATAGCAACAGCCCATAGCCGTATGGCAAAGAAGTGGAAGAACAAAGCGACCACATGGGCGAAGTTGGTAGAGCGATGCAGCGAAACGAAGCGAACAACGGAAAGCGTAAGCGAGTACGCCAAGATGAGCAGGGAGGAGCAAAGCAGTATCAAGGACGTGGGCGGTTTTGTCGGTGGCTACCTATCAGGTGGCACACGAAAGACCGCTAACGTGATGTGGCGAAGTATTGCCACGCTTGATATTGACTACGGTACACCCGACCTTTGGGATGAGTTCACGTTAAACTTTGACTTTGCGGCGATGATTTACAGCACACACAAGCACACGCCGGAAAACCCACGCTTTCGTTTGGTGTTCCCATTGAGCCGTCAGGTACGCCCAGATGAATACGAGCCGCTTTGCAGGATGATAGCAAGCAAACTTAATATTGAGGTGTTCGACGATACCACCTATCAGTTAGCGAGATTGTTTTATTATCCATCTACAAGCAGAGACGGCGAATATGTGTTTGAGTACCAAGACGGCAAGGCGTGCAACGTTGATGAATTTCTAAAGCAGTACCACGACTATAAAGATGTGGCACTATGGCCAGTATCGAGCCGAGAGGGTGACATCATCGTACACGAATTGAAAAAGGTAGGTGATCCGACCGAAAAGCCCGGCTTAATTGGTGCTTTTTGCCGTGCCTACTCAATAGAGGATGCAATCGACACGTTTCTACCTGATGTGTACGAGAAGACCGCCCACGATGGGCGATACACCTACATTAATGGTAGCGTGGCGGCAGGTTTGGTTTGCTATGAGGGTAAGTTTGCATACAGCAATCACGAAACAGACCCGGCGAGTAAGCAGCTTTGCAACGCTTTCGACCTTTGCCGAATACATTTATTTGGTGTGCAGGATGAGGGTACGAAGATAACAGATAACACACGTTTGCCGTCGTACCTGAAAATGCAGGATTTCGTAGCCAAGGACAAAAAAGTAAGAATCTTACTTACTAAGGAACGACAGGGCCAGGCCGATGATGATTTTGCCGACATCGAAGCAGAGGAAGCCGGAGACAGCGCAGTATCTGAAAACGCCGACAAGTGGATGGCTGAATTAGACTTTGACAAGAAAGGCAGCATCAAATCAACGGCAAGCAATATTATTGCTATTCTGGAGAACGACCCAAGGTTGAAAAACCATATATGGCAAAATCTGTTTAATGGGTTTAACTACATAACGGGTGGTTTGCCGTGGAACGCCGAGGCGACACAATGGGGTAATACTGATGATGCAAATCTAAGAATCTACTTAGATGAGAAGTACGGAGTGACTGGAAAAGACAAAATCAAAGATGCTTTAGTGGCAGTCGTCACACGTCACAGAGTACACCCAATACGTGATTACCTCAATAGTCTTAAATGGGACGGCGTGCCACGCTTAGACCGCCTAATTATTGATTACGTAGGTGCAGAAGATAATGAGCTAAACAGAGCCATGACACGTAAGCATTTTACGGCGGCAGTAGCAAGAGTGATGAACCCAGGGTGCAAGTATGATTATTGCCTGATTATCGCCGGAGCCGAGGGTATCGGTAAATCGACGCTTTTCAATGTGATGGGCGGCGATTGGTTTAGCGATAGTTTGGTAACGATGGAGGGTACAAAAGGCATGGAGCAAGCCCGGAACGGTTGGGTTATCGAGTTACCGGAGTTGGGCAGTATCAAGCGTTCAGACGTCGAGCAGGTGAAAGCCTACATAAGCCGTCAGAATGATATGTACCGCCCGGCGTATGGTAGTGTGATGGAATCCCACCCGAGGCAATGCGTTTTTTGCGGTACGACCAACGAAACATATTTCTTAAAGGGCGAGACCGGAAACCGCCGCTTTTGGGTAATTGAGGTTGATGCTAAGTACAGAAAGTACCCCGATTTCCGTGCGGCTTTGCAAGCCGATCGTAACCAGTTATGGGCAGAGGCCGTGCAACGATATAAGGACGGTGAGAAATTGGCTTTGTCGGATAGTCTGGAGGAAGCAGCCAAGAAACGACAGCAGCAATTTAACGACAATTGCGACGACCCATTACAGGGTTTAGTACAGGAGTTTTTGGATATGAAGCTACCGACCGACTGGAATACATGGGACTTAAACCGCCGCCGGGCATACATAAAGAACCCCGACCCATTAGACGAAACAGGTGTAGAAATACGTACCAAGGTGTGCGCCGCTGAATTTCTTTGCGAAATGATGGGCATCAACATTTCAGATAAAGGGTATAAGTACGAAGCACGTAGGGTTAATAAGGTATTGGACGATTTAGGTTGGCTAAAATTATCGTCTGCAAGATTTCCGATATATGGAACACAAAGGGCATTTAGCAGACCAGAAGAAGACGACGAAAGCGACCTATAAGGCAATGAAGACGTAAACAAAGAAAATGTAAACGAAGTTGTTTACAGGGCTATAAAGGCCGAAACGATAAAAAAAGGAAAAGTAAACAAAAACAATAGATAGTTTATTTGTTTACACCTTTGTTTACACTTTTGTTTACGTCTAAAGTGCTGAATATCAATATATAACTATATATGTAAACAATGTAAACAATAAAATATAGTATAAGTAGGATAGTAGTGTTATATATACTATATACCTATATAAACTATATATTTACCCACATACGTACACGTATATAGAAAAGTTGAAAATTGAATGTTTACAGGGCGAAAGTTGAAAATATGAAGAAGTTAGAAGCAATAACACGCCACGCCGAGGTATCGGAAAAGGCGATAGAAAAATATTTGGTGCAAGAGGTGAAAGCCATTGGCGGCCTTTGCCTCAAATACTCAAATGCAAACATGGTGGGTTATCCTGATAGAGTGGTATGCCTACATGGTGGTAAGGTTGTTTGGGTGGAGTTGAAAAGTAAAGGCAAGAAGCCAACGAAGATACAAACCATAAGACAAAATGAGTTGGTAAGCATGGGCCACGAAGTCTATACAATCGACAACAAACAGGCAATCGACGAATTAATTAAAGTTTGGAGGGCAGAGCAATGAAGTACAGACCATACGAATATCAGAAAACGGCAATGCAGTGGATATTAGACCACCCACGATGCGGTTTGTTTCTTGATATGGGTTTAGGTAAGACGGTATCGACCTTAACGGCAATACAACAGCTAATGGACGATTGCGAGGTTAGCCGTACTTTGGTGGTAGCACCGAAAAAGGTAGCCGAAACAACATGGACTACCGAGGCAGAAAAGTGGAATCATTTGCAAAGCCTGAAAGTGGCAAAGGTGATGGGCACAGAGAAAAAGCGTAATTTGGCATTGGCATCTAAAGCCGACATCTACGTTATCGGACGTGATAGCTTTGTTTGGTTAGTTGGTAAGTATGGCGGTCAGTTGCCATTTGATGTGTTGGTGATTGATGAGCTAACGAGTTTCAAATCTCCTAAGTCAAACCGATTTAAGGCAATGCGTACAGCCATACCAACGGTTAGTCGAGTTATCGGACTTACAGGAACGCCAGCACCTAACGGACTGATAGACCTATGGGCACAAATGTACTGTATAGACATGGGCGAACGTTTAGGCAAGAGCGTAACGAAGTATCGTGACACCTACTTTGATACCCACAAGCATAACGACATAGTAGTACGTTGTGACATCAAAAAGGGGTGTGAGGACATCATCAAAAACAAGATTTCTGATATTTGCCTATCAATGCAAGCAAAGGACTATTTGCAGTTGCCGGACATGATCACCCACGAAACCAAACTTACTTTGTCGTCAAAGGTGATGGAGGCATACAACAAATTTGAAAAAGAAAAGGTTTTGGAGTTTACCGAATTGCATACCGGGGAAAATGCCAATATCTTAGCGAATAGTGCCGCCGGGCTGATGAATAAGTTAAGCCAGTTCGCCAACGGTGCGATATACGATGAAGCCAAGGACGTACACGAAATACACGATGAGAAGTTGGATAAGTTAGCCGAGATCGTGGAAGCCGCAAACGGCAATCATGTGTTAGTCTTCTACCAGTTCAAGCATGATGTAACACGTATCACCAAGAAACTGAAAGGCTATACCGTCAAGTCATACGAGGGCGAAAAGGAGTTGAAAGAGTGGAACGACGGAAAGATAGACGTACTATTGGCCCACCCTATGAGCACGGCGTTTGGCTTGAATATGCAGCAAGGTGGGCACTATATCGTATGGTTTGGCACAGGTTGGAATCTGGAGTTATACCAACAAGCCAACGCACGATTACACCGACAGGGGCAGCAGTACCCAGTACAGGTGTATAAGTTGATTTGTGCCAACACCGTAGATGAGAGAGCCAACACGGCATTAAGTGGTAAGCAGGGCGTACAGCAATCTTTGTTGGACGGCCTCAACTATCTTGTAAAGAAGTATCACACAACAATAACCATCAAAGATGAATATTAGAGTATGGCAAAGGATAAAGATTACATAAGGCTGATACATACGGCCAAGTGGCTACGATTGAGACGTGACAAACTCAACGATACGCCACTATGCGAGAGGTGCGAGGAATTGGGCCGAGTGGCAGCCGCCACCGAGGTACACCACGTTATCCCGGTTGAGGATGGACTAACAAAGCAGGAAAAAGAACGCCTGATGTTTGATTACTTTAACCTCAAAGCCCTATGCCATGAGTGCCACGTTAAGGTACATACGGATATGGGCAGGTGTGGCAAAGTTCAAGCAAAGAACCGAGCCAAAGAGCACCTGAAAAGATTTGTGAATAAATTTTTGAAATGAGGTTGCAAGGTGAGACCCGGGGGCCTATTTTTTAAATGGGGTACACCCCCGGTTAAACCTCACCAACCCCCTTTTCCACACGTGAGCCGATTTTTGGGCCGTGGGGGATTTTGCCCAGATGCAAAGCCCCGGCATAGTTGGCACGATATAAAAACGCCCACGTGTGTAGGTTAATAATAAAAAGCAATATTTATGAAGTTTGGAAACCAAGATGGCACAGGCTTTGGATTTGGCAGCTTTGGAGCAGGTCAGACCCGAGCCCCACCCGATGAGGTGGAGCCGGAAGAAACCACAGCCGAGACAACCGCCCAGGCAAAGCGAGCGCACAGACGTACAAAGGAGTGTACCGAGTTATCGCAACGCTACGAGTACCGCCGGGCATTTAGTGAGGTCAAGTTATTGGAGGCAATGCAGTACGTCAAGCTGCAAGACCATACCACCTACAATTTTATCACCGCCGGGGACGTGGATAGCCTTAGTTACCTGAAAGTGGTGCTTAATCAGCATGATTTGGACTATTGTTTGTTATCTACATGGTGCATGGCGGCAGAGGATATTTTGCAGGTACGGCAATGGTACGAGCAAGGGCGCATTAAGAAACTTGATATGTATTTGGGCGAGATATTCCCGGGCAGCTATAAGATTGAGTGGCAGATGGTGCAAAAGTTCTATCAGGAACACCCAGAGGCAGGACGTGCCGCAGTATTCAAGAACCACAGCAAGATATACGCAGGGTGCAACTACGATGAGGGCTTTTATTTCGGCATACAGACAAGCGCAAACATTAACACTAACCCAAGAACGGAGCAGGGAAGTATAACAGTTGATAAAGGACTGTTTGAATTTTACAAAGACTACTTCGACGGCATCCGCTCATTTGAAAAGTAACGCAGCATGGAAGAAAAGAAACAAAAGTTTTTGGGGGCCTTGGCGCAGGGCTACGGCATCATAGCCACAGCGTGCGAGGCGATAGGCATAGGGCGCAGTACTTATTACCGATGGTACAACGCCGACCCAGAGTTTAAAGAGAAAGTGGACGAGATCACCGAGACGCAGGTAGATTTTGTTGAAAGCAAGTTGATGCAGTCGATTAACGCCAACGACACAACGGCTATTATCTTCTACCTGAAGACCAAGGGCAAGAAGCGAGGTTACAGCGACAAGGCACAGCCAAAGACCGCCGACCCATTGCCAGTTAGCCAGACTTTGCCGGAGCCATCCACAGAGGAAGACAACAAGAAGATAGCCGCCAAGATTAAGAGTAAGAAAGCGTATATCGTGAAGTTGCTAAAGAAGCAAGGCAAATATACCGCCGAACTTACATACCAAGTGGATATTACGGCTAAGTTGTTGGTACGTGCCGACATTTTGGGCGATGAGATCATGGCAGACGGAC